TTGGCTGCACAATCATGCGCGCCTATTCTATAAGAAACAGAATGACTGGTTAGCCTACCCGAGTATAGTTATAGCGAGTATAACAGGTGTTGGTGGTTTTGCAGTGTTAAATCCAAGTGGGAGTGACGATGTTTCCACTGAAACGAAGAATAATATCATGATAATCCAATACTTTTTTGCATTTCTCAATGTGTTGGCTGGTATTCTCTCGTCTATCAGTAAATTTAGTCAAAGTTTAAGTCTTTCAGAAGCACACTCCGCACAGTGTGTGCAATGGTCTAAATTCTATAGAAGTATTGACATGGAACTTTCTCTCGATACCAAGCATCGGGATAATGTGGTTGAGTTCATTATGAAATGTAGGGAAGAGTACGATAAACTACTTGATGACTCACCCGATATACCAGCTATTACTATCCAGGCTTTCTTGGTACAGTTCCCAGATAAAGAGAATAAACCTGATGTATGCAATGGTCTAAGTATCGTCGTAAATGAAGACGCTGCTTCTGTCACTGGCTCTGGGCGGGCGGTATCTAGGTGGATTGGGGCTTTGCAGAATAGTAGAAGAAGAAGCAGAGATGAGCAATTACCGAGAGTTGATCCTGTTTAATTATCTCAGCACATTATAAATGTCTATGAAAATTGTAGCCTTCTTAGTGACGACCATCGTATATGGTTTCATTTACATGATTATGGACAAGGCTGACAAGAACGCATTCGGTTTCACTAGTTGGATCGACCCGTTCTATTTTTCTTTCACCACTATGAGCACCGTAGGATATGGTGAATATGTTCCACGGACTGATCTTGCAAAGATGACAGTGATGTCTCAACAATTCATTCTCATCGCGGAAATATTGAGTATGTTCTTTGACAAAGACTCTAGTAACAAGATGCGTCAATGATACTTTGATATTTTTTCAAATACTTTGATTTTTTTTCGAAATCGGAAATACTTTTCGATTTCGAAATGAACTTTTCGAAATCGAAATATACTTAGAAAAATAGTTCGTAAGAGAATCATGTATGAGGTTTACACTGATGGAAGTTGTTTGGGAAATCCTGGACGTGGCGGTTGGGGTGTGGTCAGTGATAACTTTAAACTCACTGCTGGACAACCTAATACCACAAATAACCAGATGGAGATGACAGCGATTCTCAAAGCCCTCGAGGAATGTTCGAGGAGGGATATCCAAGAGGTTTGTATATTTACAGATAGCAACTACGTGAAGAACGGTATTACTGTGTGGATCATCAAGTGGAAGAAGAACGGTTGGAAGACTTCCACCGGTGCACCTGTTAAAAACAAGGAGTTGTGGGTTGCTATCGATGAAGCACGTAATAAACTGAAACTCGTCGAATGGAGGTGGGTCAAGGCACATAACGGAAATCCAAAAAATGAGGAGGTTGATACATTAGCAAGGGAAAGTGCGAACATGATATAAAGTTTTGGATCGTATACGATGTATGTACAAACCTGTATGTATAGGTATCGTAGTCCTGACACCTGTATTGTATTCAGTTCGTATCTATGAACAGTATCTACAATATGAATATAAGATTACACAACTCTATTTCATACATTCCGAGAAATATGCGCAACTATTCGCTAATCACGACCGTATTATGAAACTGATCAGCGCGAGACGCGAAATCAATAAATGTTTGATTCAAATTATTTGCACTCCGTTCGTTGTCGTGGGAACGGTGTTTGGAGTTGTGGAAAGAAGTGTCACGACCGCTGAGCGCATCATAATTACTTTCGAAGCGATTTTACAATACCTCGTTCCATGTTTGTTAGCACTCACACTTATAGTGATTCTGAACGATGTTCGGGTGAGGGTAAAGTGTTGAACCTAAATCTATCTAAGGTGTGCACAGTAGATTTGAAGTTGTCGTAGATTATCATACACAATGCATCAGCTATATCATGTTTCCTCTCATATGGGATCTCAAATTTTAAATGTCTCTCAGCTATAGACGTGGTTCTTTCCTTGCGTTCTTCATAATCTAGATGCCTTATACCGAAATGAGTATGCATACTCGTTGGGTGAACGAGAAGAACTTTATCCTTAAACATGTAATGTAACAGTATTTCTATATTTGTAAATCCACCCGGGGGTTGCCTCTCTATAAGTATTTTATCGGCTGAGTCGAAAATACCTTTGTGATCTTCTACAAATAAAGGAACTAAATCTACCATGTCATTACTCTTCAAGTACTTGTAGTCTGCGAGACTAATCTTCTTCATATACTCAACCTTTATCGATGGACCCGCCGCGGATTCAGCGAGAACAATACCCAAGTTGTGATATCCAATGTCTATAGCCAATACCCTCATCTTTAAATATAAGAATTGTCGTCTTTAATTTAAATCTCAGTAATTGTAATGAAGAACAAAACCAGAACACAGGTCACGTGGATCATACTTTTCGTTTTAACGGTAGCAGTCGCTTATATGTGGTATAATCCCACGGTTGTCACGATAAACGCACCGACCCAAAGTATGCTTCCCGTGCCACCGAGGCTACCAACGATGGTTCCAAGACGAGAACCAGAATTTAGAGGGCCCCCTGTAAAGTTATATAAACCAGGATTTATGCAGCAGATGGGGCTCTTAACCAACGATGAGGGTGAGACCCGACCTCTTTACGGGAAAGAGGTTCGCGGTCGTCGCGATCGATACCATTACTACACAACAACTGGGGGTGAAAATCTATACCCCATACCTTTAAATCACGAAGCAAGGGACTGTATGGACGACGTTGGATGTCGTGAGCTATATGGAAATGAAGCAGTTTCAATAACAGGTAAAACTGATCCATTTACGGTTAATATGTACAAGACTGATAATTTCTTCTAAGCCGCACCAACATTAGCCAGTTGACAATAGTCTATTCATCCTTCGTGTCACTGACTCGTCGTTGGACATCCCTCACTATGCGGGATGAGCTCACGCTACACGAGGAAAGGGCGTAGCAACACGCAACCATAATAGGTGGTGTTTTGAATGGCATCTTCATGATCATGAAGATGCATAATGTGAGGCATAGGACTGATACGACATACCCCCCGAGTCCCCCATCACTCAAGGGATCGTCAGAAGTTGGGAGAAGATTTTGAAATGGTAACATAGCCGAAACGCTGCCACACAGTGTTGTCAATAAAGTAATCGGTAAAGTGAGAAGTTCCGCCATATTATATTATATCTATATGTGAGATTTTATAATATCGTACTCTCTTCCCTGTGAACCAGCGATTAATGATAGTCGCGATTTTCTACATAACAAGTCGCAGATGATCTCATCCTCCAAGTTTTTCATGAATTCTATTTTGGATTTCATGTCATCTAGTTGACTCGTCTCTTTATTCGCTTGGACATATGGCCATGTATGCCTTCTAAGAGTACTGACTTCATCTTCCAGTTTACGCAACCTTGGAAGAAGAACCCTACTGATTAACATTCTCAGTTCCATCACGTCATTCATATTGTGTTTAGACGTTTATTATCTTTAATCAGACTCCGAGAGTTTTTTGAAAATCATCTCACGAAGATCACCACAAATAGCACCCCGGGTGCTATCTGCTTTGGTAACACGGAAGTTCACGACCCCTAGGGCCTTTGCGATATGGGTGAGGTGTTTTTTGGGTATACGCTTTAACGCATCTATGGTCTTGCCAAGTGGAGCTTTCGGAGCTTTCAGAGCCTTTTTAGTGTATTTTCTGACAGGCTTTGTGTTAAACACCCCGGTTATTTTGATGTGCTTGTCGATGTGAAGGCTACACATGAAAGTTTGTGCAACAGTGTACGCCTCTCCAAGTCTTGAAGCGTTAGTGGCACCAAGTATTTGAATGTTCCCAGCCTTTGTGATGGATAATTTTACATCTCCGATGTGTACAAACATCTGAGGATTCAATTCTGGCTCGTATACCAAACTTGTGACGTTGTGTTGACCAATACTGCATTCACGCGCGGTTGTATTCATACAGTTGATAATACCGTTAATTTGGAACTGACATGATGCATTAGTCAGCTCGATTTCATTGAAGAAGAATGCCTCCTGGTCAGTGTATGAATCGATAATGAAACGACGAATAGCATCCGGTTGAGGGTCAACGTCGAATCCGATGTAGCCACCCGAGAACCTGATCTTCCCATTTGCATAGATATTGAATGAAACTTGCTGGCTTGCACCTTGATCATCAGAGACAAGTAAAATAATCTGCACTGTAAAGAACTTCATATCGATATCACCATTTTTGCCGTATTCAAGAGTATTTGAAAAGCCCTTGGTCATTCTACCATACCTTCCAGTGAGCTCAGTGGTTTCTAGATACATTCCGTTACCTATCAGAGACCTCGGGAGTAGGTCTTTCTCGAGTATCTTTTTCAGGTCAACCACACGTTCCTTTTGGCCGTAGCCACTCATGACTACCCCGTTGAACATCCCGTGGATGGGCTTGCTCATTTCGAGCTTGGGTGGACCGAGAATTTCCTCTAGTTCTTCAGCCAATATGTTTAACGAATCCGTGTCTTCGAAGCCACCCCCGATTAACCCCTCGAACATCGATTGGGGGGGCGCACCCACTTTGGATGGACTGAGAACTTCATCTAGTTCTTCAGTCGTCATGTGTAACGAATTCGAGCTTTCTAGCGTTGAAAACATACCCCTGAAAATATAAATAAAAAAATTGGTCAGTTAGACCGTCATATAGACAAAACGAATGATAGAAAGCCGTTCTGTGCAAAATTCAAAAAAAAACAGCTGCCGGACGGCAAAATTTAGACACCCGGGGCACCCTTCTAGAAGTTTCGAAAATCTCGTGTGACCTTTCAGAAACCCAGGAGTTGCCAGATGCAGGCAGTTGCAGACACGTGACGTGGTCGGGTGCAGGCAGTCTGACACGAAAATCTCGTGTGACCTTTCAGAAACCCAGGAGTTGCCAGATGCAGACAGTTGCAGACACGTGTCTGTCAACGTGGTCGGGTGCAGGCAGTTGCAGTCACGTGTCTGCCAACGTGGTCGGGTGCAGGCAGTTGGACAGTCGGGTCGATCGATGCTGACCCAGTCTGGCCTCGTGGATCCAGTCATCAATGACTCCTAACTGTGCCTACTCGACCCGACGAACCATGTGATCGATTTAGGGAGTAGGGGGTGCCACCTGACACTGTCACCTGGCACACGCCACCTTCGATCCCTGCACTCGATCACTCGATTTGTTTGTTCGACTCGATTTGTTTGTTCGACTCGATCGATCGGAACGATGACAGAACGATACAGACACAGGGTATGCTGACCCAGTCTCACCTCGTGGATCCAGCCATCAATGACTCTTCCCTGCGTCTGCTCGACATGACGAACCATGTGATCGCTGTAGGGAGTAAGGGGTGCCACATGGCACTGCCACCTGAACAGACACCTGGCACACACCACCTTCGATCCCTGCACTCGATCGATCGGATCGATGACAGGGGGACGACAGGTCGATTGGCACTATCGTGCAAAAACCTGTAAACCCAATCATGACACTATCGTGCAAAAACCCACAGAGTGAATAGAGGTAAGATAGTGTCACCTATCTTACCTCTATTGGATACCCCACACGGTGTGTACAGGTCTGTCTGTATCGATTTGTCGGACCAC